TTGAGCGCATGCTACGAGATTCCGCTCTAACCATTGCTGAGGTGGCCTATGAATCACATCGTCCCTGCTAATGAGCAGGACCGCGAGCAATCGGTCATGAAGGATTAACGATGATGCACGATGACATCTTGCTTGAACGGGCGCTTGCCATCCTGCACCGCATGGCGACTGAACAGACAGGGTGGCGACGGCTTTTTGCCCGCGACCAAGACCCAAGCCGCGCCCCATACCGGACGGCTGGCCCTGGCGAAGGTCCGGCATCAAATGATTGGCCTCACTAGGGAATGAACGATGAAGCACGATCCGGTTCAGTTTGTCAGAGGAACGATAGTCGGCGGCAATAGTGAAGCCGAGCGTATGGATTTAATCCGCGACCGTGAATGGGGAACCATTAGCAGCCAGAAGCCACGACGCGGATTAGTGACGGTGCACTGGCATGGGACCGGAACTTACGAGACATGGCATACCAACCTCCTGGAAATTATCGACCATTCAATAGGGAATTAACGATGCACCCCAGCAATCCATTTGGCCCATTCCTTCGGCGCTACCCGACGACAGCAACGACGGTTGAAATTTGGCGCTATTGCTATGTCTTTTACGATACCGAGGGCCGCGAAGTTCTAATCGAGTGGCACTAATAATGATGAATGAACGATATCGGCAAGCAAAAGCCGCGACCAAGACCCAAGCCGCGCCCCATACCGGACGGCTGGCCCTGGCGAAGGTCCGGCGTCGAATGATTGACCGCACTGATGAGGGAAATAACGAATGACGTGCGGAAGCTGTAACCAACCAGCCGACACCTCCCCGGACTATAACGGGATTAAGTTGCCCGCTCTGGTCTCAGGAAACCGCCGCTGTCGGGGAAAAAGAAGCGGCGTTGTCGGGTTGCGCCCGACCCGCACGGCCAATCATTTCTAGGGAATGAACGATGCGGGAAATAAGTCACGACGAGGCTTTAGAGGCTGTGCGCCGATTTGAAAATCATTTCTGGCGACGTGAGCCGGGGCCGCACATCGAGATACCCGCTAGGCCGGATCAGGACGACGATCTGATCCTACACACCTACATCGAGCAACAGCGTAATCGCTAATGATGAATGACCGATGAGGGGGAAATGACTGCGGTTTGGGAAGCTTTTCTGGCTACCATGGTCATCGCTGTTTGGCTGATGACCGTCGTCTGTACCGCGATCATCGTCTGGCTTTTCCTGACAGCGCAAAGCCATGCTGCCGAATGCCTTAATAAGAGCGAGGCTCGCGCCAAGTATCATAGCAGCCACATCTGGTGGCATGGGGATGAACACTGCTGGGATAATAGTCCGGGCAGGAAGCCCGAGATCAGCGTCGAGAAAGCGACCACCGAGACCAAGGCGGCGACGGTCTACTACCCCGATATGCAGCCCGGATTATTCGGCTTTGCGCCAGTAATTCCGCTGTCATGGGCTTTGCCGCTCTACTCGCCCTATTCGATCGCGACCTGGCCGCCGATGATCGACGTTGACCGGGTGCCGTTTACGGCTTGGAGCAAGCGGATTGGGGAATAGGAATTCATTTCGGCGCATAGGGATTGCGCATCAGTTCCTGTTCCCGCTGGTTGGCGCCGTCCAATGCTGCGATATAGGCGCTCGCCGCCTTGCGGATGCCGTTAAGCGCCCGATCCGGCTGCCCGGTTTCGTCCCGCATCCACGTCGCAAACAAGAGTTCTACTTGATGGCGATAGGCGGCCTCGAGCGCATCCCTATCCACGACCAACAAATGCGCGTCGTATTGCGACCGCTGCAGCGGCGGCGGATCTCCCGCTCCCTCGCTGACAAAGAACATGGCGAGCAGAAGCACCGCCAACCCACCAAAGACGATAAGACGGCCCAACCAGATAACTGGCGAGGATGAACCGAATCTGGCCGTAATGTATTGACGTAATATTCGCATAGCATTACGGCGCTTCGCCATGGTGCAGCGTCATCTCCTGCACGCCACGCCGTATCATTCCGACGCCAGTCTTAACCTTGGCCGCACCGCGCCGGACCAGCGCGCCGCCGTGGCCGTAATGCAATCGATCGGAATCGAAATTCGGTGACTCGCCGCCCGCAGTCCATTTGATCGCGCGCAACACGTCGGCTTGGTAATCGGGATCGGTGTCGCTTTGACCATGCGTCTCCGGGCGATAGATGTTCAAGATGCGCCCAGTAAATCCCGACCCCGCCACCAGCTGCTTGCAGCCAAGGCCACTGACGCAGCCACCATAGGTGACCTGGCCGTAACCAACATTGGCGCCAAGATCGAAACCGCCGCAGTGCTCTGACATTTGCATGCCGGCAATGGTGTCGATGTGGCGCGTGGCATCGTGCGCAATGACGGTCGCTTTGTTCATCCCGCACGAGTAGCCGATCACCACGACCTTGTCCTCTGGCGGAACGCCATCGATGTCCCGTTCGGTGCGCCGCCACTCGGACTGATTGTAAACCGCGACATGGGTGATGCCGGGAATGTTGCGCGCCTGCTCGACGATCTGATCGATGCCGACGGACGTCCGCTGACCGCCGAGGCCATAGAACGCAAATAGCCGCGTCCCGGCAGCAGCCGGCCCGCACAGCGCAGTCGCCATCAACACAATAATCAGCTTGCGCATCAGGCCATTTCCTCGTCCCAGGGGAAAATAATCTCGACCTCATCATCGGTCCGCAGCTTCAAGTCATCCATCAGGCCGGGCGAGAGATCGGCGATGCGACCGGTATCTTCATGCGGCCCCCAATCAGCGGGAAATGCTTTGAGCGCCACGCCCGTCTTGTTATTGCGGACCAATGCCACTTCCTCGCGCAACATCTCGCGCGATGTCACGTCATAGTCCCAGCGGCAGGCGAGATAGTGAATGAACGGATTAAGCCGCCGCGCCAGCCCGGTCGTGCCTTCCGGCTGATAGGGCAGGAATAGCTGCGGCATTTGCTCGATGTCGTCGATAAAGGCTAAGCCCTCGTCGGCCGACACACCATCGTCGTTCGGCCCGCCGAAGTGCGAGCACTTGCCGACCGCGTAGAATTCTTGTTCAGGTCCCAGCTGTTCGGTAAATGGCAGCACCGTCTTTTCGCCGGATAATGCATCGGCGATGGCGGTACAGATGGCCTCGAAGTGTTTGCGATACAAATCAGCATCCGCCTTGCTATCGACAAAACACGTCTCGATCAGGATCGACGGCATATCCGTTTTGTTCAGAAAGAATAGATCAGTGCGTTTCTTCGGCCCGCGATCGAGGAAATGCCCGGCATCGGCGATCGCGCTTGCCACATCGGCTGCCAGCTCGCTCTGCGTCAAATAAAGGCATTCGGTCCCCATCGCCTTGCTGGTCTGCTCGTAGGCGTTGAAGTGAATACTGACATCGAGATCGCGGACCTGCGCGTTATGGAAATCGACGATGCGATTTAGATTCTCGTTCTGCGTCGTGCTCACATCGTCGTTGAAAGTCTTGGTTGGCACGCCAGAGCCGTTCAATATCGTGGCCACCAATGCCACGACACGGCGCGCCTCGTTGACTTCATCGAGGCCCCACGGCGATGGCCCGGCGGCGCCGCGCACGAATTTGGAGTGGCCGGAAGAAATTACAGTTTTCACTGGGTTTGTTGTCCTACTTCATGGTGTTCGTATGGGCGTGCCGCGTGCCAGCGTCAAGACACCGGCGCCAGGAACTAACGACTTGAATAATCTTGGTGCGCTTCCGGAAAGCAGAAGCGCCGCAGAGCTTGGCTGTACGGCGGGATTTATCGCAGATTGCAATCGGCCGAATAGATCCCACTCATTGGTACCGATCTTTTTCAACGTCACCACAGCGCCAATCACGGCCGTAATCGGTGCGCTGTCCAGAGGATGATTCAGTATCACACCGCTAGCGGCTTGAAATATTAGTGCGTCGCCGTTTTGGCGAAAGCTGATTTCTGAATTCAGTGGAATGGATACATCGGCCAAGGCCGGAATTGTAATGATGATGCTCCCCGACGCCACCGATGTGCAGCGATAATATTTAAGATTGTCGCTTCCTTGCAGCGTATAAGTCGCCGCCGACATCTGGGCCGATTCGGTCTGACCCATCGGTCCAAAAATGAAATCATAAATATTATTGCCGCCGATCTGCGCGCCAGCGTCAAACGTGAGATTGCTAGTATGGGCAATCTTGACCAAATAAAGATTGGATGACGCGATAACGAGATCATTGACTGCATAAGTCGTCGACGGTTGCCAATCGCCACGGCCATGCCACTGTGCCGTCGGGATGGTGACGGTGTCGGAGCCGCCGCCGGCCGCAGTGGTGTAATGAAACGTCAGTTGATTGCCGGCAATTGTTATGGCGTCGATTGGATTGCTGACGCTGATGTTCTCAAGCCCGACGACTCGGCCATCCAGATCGCTAATGTTGCCGTCTTGCTCGGCAAACGTAAGTGCCGAGCCTTTGACGAGTCGATATGTGAGTGGCATTTACGCGCTCATTGATGGCAGCAGCGAATCCGAAACCGGATTATAGAAATACAGCGATTTGATTATCACCGGGCCGCCGGGCGTTCCCGCACCGTTGAAATCGTCCACGTTAATTCCTCCGAGATGATAATTGTTGAAATGCGTGAACGAAACATGTGTCGCACCGCCATCATAAGACGCGCCGGTGTCGCTCGGATCCGGCAAGTGAACAAGAAGATTGCCGAAGCTGCCATCCGTTCCTATTGGGAATCCATCCAGCGAAATTCGCAGCTTGGCGTTGGTGCGTGTCAACGCGATCTTGTGATGGCCGAATGCAAAAGTCCCATTTGACGTGTCCTTGGCGCTCCGGCCGCCATCATTATTGTTCGAATCCGTCACTTGGCCATCGCCAAACCAAGATGACGCTTGAACCGAAGCCCCGGTAGCCCATTCTGCTAGTTCTAATAAGACCGAGCGTTGGGAATCGCTAAGGGTCTGGAAGTCAATAACTGCGGTAAAGCTACACAGGTCAAAGTAGTTCTTGAATGCCGACGAGATGATGCTTGGCGCAACAGTATGGCCAGCATTTCCAACCTCTAATCCATTTACTGTGATGTAGCTGGGATTTGAAATCAGAGCGGCTGCTGTTATCGCAGTGCCGCCGACCGCATAATCGCCGGTCAAGAAGTTCATGCGCGCGACGTCCGATGGTCCGCCGGAGGTTGTCGGCCCGGCAATCTGGGTTTCAACGCCAAAAATCACTTTGAATCATCCCGATTTGTTATGATGGCGGCACGAAAGTCGCGTCCGCCACCACTTCAGTTCCCTTGGACTGAAGCGGATCAAGTGTTTTAATGCTTGATATAAAAGTTGTAGCCAGAACAAAATCGACGCCGTCAACAGTGACCGCAACGCCAGCCAGACTAAACAGTGCTACATCTCCCGTCGGAACTTCTGGGGAGTCAGGCGGGCTAAGCGGCGTCCCAAATATTGCAACGCTAAGCGTGGTTCCACTGGTTTGGACAGGCGCCTCGCCAAGAGTGCCCCACGGCCCGCCGGTCGGCGAAAAGCTCTGCGGTGACACCGTCGCATCGTGCGTTATAACTACCGTTCGCGTTCCCGCGCCGCCGATAGATGACATGCGGATCCAAGTAGCCGAGGATATTGCGGGAATGCCTGTCGTTTCGCGGACAAATGACCACGAGACGGAAACGCCGCCCTCTTGGCCATGCCAGTTCACAATATTCTGCAGCGGATCAATTCTATAGGGCGGATCGAAGCCGTCTTCGGAATCGGCCAGGTCTAAACCGGGATCGCAAAAGCCCTTTGTGACATCATAAGGAACCTTAGAGTTATCGACCGGATCGCCCTTATCGTCATTGCGGATATATAACTCATATTCCTGATACTGCTCTTGCGGCAGCGCGGCGTTCAATTGATCGATCTGCTCTACGTCAACCCAAACTTCGGAGCTTTCGTCATTATCCTTGAAAAATCGAACGACATGCTTTTTCTGGTGCGCGGGCGAATCTTCGCCCGACGGCTGAACTGGAGCAGGATCTTTATTGATCAAAACCCATTCGGTTTCTTGATATTGATCGGCCGCCGATCTGGTAAAAAAACTCTGAATGCGCTCGACATCGATAAACTTGTCCGTCGTAAGGCTTTTGACCTGCTGCACTCTAGTCTTGCGTGATGACTTTGACGAATTATCAAAGAAAAAATGACCCTCCTGGTATTGCTCGGCCGCAGTTATGAAGCTCGCATCGTAATTTACAGGAATATCAACGAAAAGCGTATTGTCGGGCGGAAATTTAATGCGTTTTCGTTTCTGTTTTCGGTCGGCATTCTGCGCCATTATTGCTTCGGCTTCTCGCGCATCTTCTTGATGGCGTAGTAAGTCTGATCGATTGTTTGCGAGCCAAACATCAGCTTGACCGATGTGCCCTTGCCAAAATCCAGCGTCGTGGTATTGCCCGCGCTATCGCCGCCGGAAGTGCCGCTGTTCGGCAATGGCGTCGGCGAAATATCGCCGAGCTGCGCCGGCCGGACAACCTTTTCAAAAACGCTCATACGGCCGACGCCTCGAGATTGATAGTCTGCGGCACTAGAAGCGGCTGTACGTTCAGATCGCTGACATCTTCGAGCGCCAGGCTATCGACGTTGCGCAACACGATCTCGACGTAGATGTCATGGCCGCGCATCGCGGTCTCGACCAGACCACTGGCATTGGACGTCGCGTTGCGTTTGCCTTCCAGATCCCGCGCCGCCGAAGCGGCAAGTTCGAGCGCGCCCTGGATGGCATTGGCCTGATCGGTGACCGAGCCATGAACGTGAGCCGAGACCAATACGTCAGCCTTTGTCAGCGGCATCGGATTATCGATCGCGCTGGCGACAGGTGGCGAATAGGCCAGATCGAAAAACCCGCCCGCAGTCGACGTTCCGGCACCGCCGAATAGCGGCACCTGCTGACCGGGCTGGGCAAAAAAGCCGTCGGCAACATAACCGGCATTAACATAAAGCTCGCCGGTAGCTGCACCATGCTGAGTGGTTTCGGAAACACCGCGACCAACGGTCGCCATGATCGTCACGTTACCGCCGATCTTGCCGTTATTGCCATCGGCGATGATCGTGTATTGGCTGATCTTGCCGCTGGCCTGGCCACCCGGCAGTTCTTTCCAAATCAAGGTTGCATTCTTCCGGCAAGTGAATTGCATGGCGCGACCAAACGGCACCGACCATGACATCTCGACCAGGCGCGCGCCATTGAGCAGCAGCGCCCGCGCCCGCAGCAACAAATATTCGGTCGATTGCTGGCCGCGCGGCGTCGCGAAATAGTTGGCGACTGACGGGTCGCTAAGTGGTGCTACGCCGTCGATGGCCACCGTGACGTCGGCGCCGTTGAGCTCGAGGATCGTCTCGTCCGGCGGATTGGCATTGCTGGAAGTGTCGAAATCGCTCGGATCGGTCAGCACCGGTTGAATGTCCGAGACCATAGTAAAATTCATGTGCTCGGTGCGGCCGCGGCCCTGCTCATAGGTAATCGCCAGCGAAGCTTGAATTTCCGATACTGGCGCGACCGCCCAGGCATTATCGTAATGCATGGGAATATTGATGACGTCGCCGGCCTGGTCCGGACTCGGCAGATTGTCCCATTCAGGAAAGTCCGGCGGCCGATCGCTCGGTATATCCATTGATGGCGACCAGATAATGCCCGGTTGTGCATCCTCGTAAAGCAATTGATTGATGAACGGGCCGCGCACCACTGGACTCGACGTGTTGACCGAGGTCGACATCGGGTCGCCGGTGTTGTGTTTCTTCGCCGTGTTGTGCCAGGTGAAATTATAAGTGCTGTTCGCGTCGTTGGCGACGTCGGCAAGATCGAAAGCAGATGAGCCCTTCGCGGCTGCCCAACCGCCGCCAATGCTGGTCCCTGGCTTTGGCCAGCTTGATAGAATGGATCCTCCGGTAAAAGTATTAAACGACCATGAGCCGATATTGATCGCCGGTCCGGTCGGCATTTTTTGGGTCCAGCCAACCGATGCCTTGACCGTGACGTCGGTCATCGGCGCACCGGCAATGCGAAGATTCACGCTGGTCGGATCGACGCCGGCGGGAGCAGCGGTCGAACTCTCGAAAGTCTCGGTGCCGTCTTCGCCGATGCAAATATCGCTGATCGAAACCGTCAGCGGCCCGCCGTCCTCGCCGCGGCTGCAATGCCAGCGCGCCGAGCGAGCTTCGAGCGCGGTATCGACATCACCGACATGGGTCGACGATTCAATGCGCAGCTTCTCGTCGATGAAAAGCTTATCGTAGAATGGCAGGATCGCGAGATCCTCGGCCAAGGTCCGCCGCTGCGCCGCAAAGTCGATCGGCTTCGCCACGAATATCAGCGTCAGCAATTCGGCAAAGCCCGTCGCCGAACCCCCCATGTCCGGTATGCCAAGCAAACGGCCAAAAAATAACGGCTGAGCCCCAGCGGTCCCACTGTCGCTGAAACTCAGCCAGCCCCAGACTTTGCGGCCTGCGGCCAATAAACCGATTTTCGGATTCTTTATGGTCAGCGACAGCTGCGCGCATTCGCCCTCGCGATGCGTGATCGTGAACGAAAATACCTTCTCGTCATAGCGCACATGGCTCCCCGAAAACGTCGTTTCCGAGCTGTTAACCCATGCAAAGTAAAATTGCATCGTTAGATTTCTTCAAGATCAATAGTCCAACTGACCGTCGCATCCCATTCGCTTTCCTGCGACGACCAAGCGGTGATCATCATTTGCAGCTGCGGTCGGTAATGGTGCAGTCCGCCGGCATCGGTCCATTGCGAGCCGGCAACAACAGGTCGCAATGGCGATCCCGCAGTGATTAATTCCGACACGCAATGCACAGTAAGTGCTTGGCCGGGCCAGATGCCATCGAAGGCCAACGGAAAGCGCGTGTCGTTATCCCCGCATTCGATATGTGAAGCATATTTGAAAAACGGAACATCGGCCTCAAGGTTGACCAGCTCGCCGTTGATGTCGCGCTGGATATTGGCGCCTGCCGCGGCAATCGGCGTCAACGTCTGCTTGAGCCCGCGCGCCGCGTAAAGCGGGATGCCGAGTGCCGAGAACACCAATAGAGTTTGGAAATCGCCCGACGGCATTAGCGCACCCAACCCGGCGCCCGGCCCATGCGCGACAGGTTGTGCAAGTCGGCAGCGCGCTCGAGATCATCGACGACGTTCTTGGCACCGGCCACGGCAAAGCTGCGGCCGTCGAGCACCAACGTCAACGACCGGGTCTGCCCTGCCATCGCCAAGCCCCCTTGTGCGAACCGTGGCGGTGACGGAAATGGCGGCAGCACCAGGCCACCGAGGTTGAAGCCGCGGAAGAAATCTTTGGGCAACCGCAGCGCATTAATAGCGTGCATGAAGTCCACGCCGTAGAACTTCACCGCGGCAGCGCGCATCACATATTCAAAGTTCGAGAGCCGCGCGAAAATGCTGTCGCTGGTTGTCGAACCCGGACCACTGACAAAACCGCCGCCGGCAAACTCGGTCACGCTCGGCGCGCCGCCGACGCCCGGCTGCGGCGGCTGGAATTTCGTGCTGTTGATGAGATTAACCAGCGCTTGCCACGCGGTTTGAATGGCCTGGAATGCCGTCTGCGCGGCGGTAACGAGGCTCTGCCAAATTGTCGAAAGCCCGGCAGAGAATGCCGCAGACATGGCAGCAATCAACTCATTTGCCCCGTCAAGCACGAGGCCGAAATCGATACGGGCATAATCGACGAGAGGCCTGAGAAAGTCAGGAATATGAATTCCGTCCAACGTTTGCTGAATGTTTGTCGCAAGCGCTTCGAAAATGCCGATGCCCTGCTGATCTGCGGCCGGCTTGACGAAACTTGCTGTCAGTGCGTCGTGTATCGATTTTCCCGCGCTCTGCGCGAGCGCATTCAGATTATTAAGCTCGGTCGCGGCGTCTTGCGCACCCTTTTTAATGCCGGCAAACTCGGCGCCTCCGGCAAACGAATCGAATGCGGTTTTGAGCGACCGCACGCTTGCGGCCGCATCATCGAATATCTTGCTGAGACCTAGCTCTCCAAGCGAGGCAAGAAGAGCTTCCGCAGACTTCTTCAGATCCTCGAACGATTTCGCGACGGTCACAGGAACCGGATCGGCGATTTTCACCGCCGCCAGCGCGCGCATTACTTCCAGAAAACCAATCGGGCCCCTTCTCAGTCTTTCGAATATATTACCGCCTAGATTTCTCTCCAGCGCATCGCCAACAAATTGAGCAACCTCCGGCGCGGTGCGGCGAAGCTGCTCGAAGGCCTCGGCCGTCAAGCCGATGTTTTTGCCGGTCTTCGGATCGAACCGGTTAAGCACGTCGAACAAGCTGTTAACCTTCGGCGAAGCTTGGGCACTGGTTTCGCCGAGGACCTCGAGTTGTTTTTCGAGATTGGCAATCGCCGCAGTAACCTGCTCTTGCTGCTGGGGACTGCCGAACGTCACCCTGCCGGATAGATCGACGCCTTTGAACGCTGATATCCGTTGCAATATTTGCTCGGCGGACGTAAGCGCCGGTGCCAATGTTTCAGCCGATGCGCCGAGACCCTCGAGGCCCTTGCCGAGACTATCGACCGCAGCTTTGCCCTGGGCGCCGAATAGGAAAGCCATCGAGCGCTGCAGGTTGGCCATTTTGTCGGCCGCATTGGTGGCCGCAATGACGAGTCCGGCGCCGACCGCAACGGCAAGACCGGCAATGCCTTCGCTCGCCAGAACGGCAAACGAACGGAATTCGCCGGTCGAAATGCCGACTTCGGCCAAAATCGGATGCAGGATATGATAGGCTGCGGACAATTCATTCGTAGATCGCGTCAGCCCCGCGGTCGCATTTTGCGCGCCTTGCAAACCTGCCGTAAAATTAGCAGGGATAAATTGCTGCCCGCTTTCCTTGAATTTTGCCAGTGCTTGCTCGCCGGCATCCGAAATCTTCTTCAGACTGGCGACGACCTGCTCGGCACCTTCCAGCGTGATGAATTGCTTAATTGCCATTCGGGTCCTCGTATTCGTCGAGGTTTTTCAGATAGGCTTTCTCGATATTGTCCTCCGAGGCGACCTGCTTGATGATTCCATCGACGTCGAACTTCGGCGGAATGGTCACCGCCGGCACACCGACAAACAACGGGATCGTCTGAAACTTTTGGCCGCGGCCAAACGCAATACCTCGCCTCAGCCTCTGTCTCGTAATGCGCCGGCCAGGACTTGGTGTTGAACCGAAGGAAACTCGCGCCCCGAGCATCGGCGGCTTGCCGGCGCGATGCATGGTGATCAGCGGCCCGATGGTTTGAACATATTGCTTTGGCGTCATGTGTGGGCGGCCGAAGCCAGGCGGCACGTTCGGCAGCGGCAACCAGATGAACGGCTTGCCGACGATGGTCGCGCCACGCTCGAAAATGTCGGCGTAATTGATCGTCGTGTGGATATAGGCCGAAGGATCAAGCGAATAACCGCTCGACGGATGGAATTTTACCACTAGCGAATTAGCGAACTTGTTGGAAAAACCGGCCGCGCTGATCGCCGCACGTCCGCCATCGCGCGCTTGCTTGGAAACGTCGCGCACCGCAAGAGTTTCGGCTTTGGCAATGAGCTTTTCGTAGGCGTTGGTCGCCTTGAGCCATTGTCCCGCCGGTGCGGTGGTAACGAGTTTCATCGCCGCGCTTTCATCTCTTGTTCGAGCCGCCTGTTGCGCTTGGCAATCAGGAACCCGTAGGCGGCGAGCTGTCGGGGCGTGAGTTGCCAGACGGCGTCGTAGGCGCCGCCCCAGCATTCGATGAGAGCTGTGACTGCTTCCGCATAACTTTCGCTAACGCTTTGTCGCGAATCTGATCCGGCGTCGGCGGAAACAGTGTGGTCAGCACCGTTGCCAGATCCTCGGCGAAAGGGCCGAAGCCCCGCGGCATGGTCAGCGATACGATCGGCGCCAGGAATTTGACCTGATACTGCGCCGGCAAGGCTGCCGCATTGGTTTCCCATTTCTCGTCGTTGGCATGGCCGCAGCCGGCAGCGATGATGGCGCCGACCGCCGGGTTGCCGGCGTTCAACAATTCCCCGACAGCTGCTGGCCCCTTGCCGGAAAAAATAGTGTCCAGCAGCGGAAACCGGGTCAACAGGCCGGCAAATTCGGCCAGGCTGAGACCGTTGACGGCAAAGCTCTTGCCGTCGATCTCGACCTGTTTCGGGCCGGGTAGCAGATCAGCAAGTCCACTCATACGGTGTTCGGCACAAACGTGACCGTACCCTGCGAGATCGTATAATTTTTCGTGCTGGGCGCCGTGATGCCATTGGTAGTCCAATGGCCATAGCCACCGCCTGAGAACAGCACCTTGGCGCTGACCGGCAAGAAAGCGAAATCATCGTTGTCGGCAAGCACCGAGAAGTCACCGCCAGGCTGCAGCTGCACCAGGCCGTTAAAAGTCAATAGAGCGCCGATGGCGTTGGTGCCGGTGAAGACCAGATCGCCCATGAGCTGCGGCGCAGTGAGCCCGGTTAGATGGGCCGTAGCGCCGACCTGCGCCAACAAATAAAGCGCCAGATTATATTGATTGATTTCCTCCAATTCCATTTTGATATTGGCGCCGAGTTGGCTGACGATCGAAAAGTCGAGAGCGCGGACCGAACTCATTTTGCTGTAATGATCCTTGGTCTGCACCGATGCCGAGTAGACGAACGACTTACAGTTACCGAGTATTGTCATGGCTTATTTCCTTTCACAGAGCCGTTGGGACAAATTCATAACCGACCGAGAACTGTGCGGTCAGCATCACCTGCGTGGCGCGACCGGGATGCAGGCTGGTCGAGCAGCCAAGATATCGCGGGCCACCGTGACGACCGCCGCCGCATAAAGTCTTCAGGGTGGTATCGAGCAGCACTTTTTTGAGCAGTTTGACGCGCCAAGCATTGGTGCTGGTGCCGACAGTTTCCGGCACTTCGCCGAGCGAGATCACGATCTCCGGCGTCATGTGAACAATGTTGCCGGCACCACCGATCGCGTTGATGTTCTCGGCGGCAATCTCATCGCCGTCATAAAGCACCGCGATAGCGCCGCCGGGCGGCACTTCGCTGATTTCCTCGAGGTTGCGTGCGGCAACGCTAACACCGTCGATCTGACCGAGCAGGACCGCTAACTGGGCCAGGATTATTTCACGATTATCAGTGCTCACGCTTCGCCTTCGCTGAGCAGAATGAGCATGGTTTCGCCGGTCATCTCGCCGGTCGGCGCCGGCATTTGTCGGTAGGCTTTGATACGCCAACTCGCGCCGTTGAAGGTGATCTGGCTATTCGGCAGATCGGCCATCTCAATGCCATTGGCGACGAGCTCGGCCGTGCGTACGCGGGCGACCGGGCGGATGCTTTCGACATTCATGCGATCCGACAATGCCACGCCTGCAGTCTTGTCGACCACGGCGACAGTGATCTCCGAGCCATCCGGGGACGTCAGCGTCGCATCAACAGCGACGGCAGCATAGACCGGGTTATAGAGCACGCCTTGATAATCGACTGTCATTTGACGCGCGTCCTTGCCGTGAATGTGAATTCCCAATGGCCGATCCGCTCAGCACTGGTGTCACTGGCATCTGCATCAATGAAAGCCGTGTATTTGATATCTTTGCTAAAAACCAACAGATGCGAAAGCCCGGCGACATAATTGCCTTCCGAGCCGGCAATGTAGGCCATCGGTTTTGGCCAGGTCTCGCCGGCCACTGGAACGCCGGATAAATTCTTGAGCGTCACCGTGACAACGGCATCGTCGAGGAATGTCCCTTCGACTTCACTTTTAAGCCCGGTCAAAAGCAAATCGTTGGTGTTGCCGATAAAAGCGACGGCCGTCATTAGCATTCCTTCACGTTTGGCTTACCGGCCAGCGTAGCATTGATCTCGACTAGGCCTTGCAGCTCGGCGGCGATCGAGGCCTCGCCGCCAATCTCCGGATTGATACTGATCGAAGTGCAGACCAGCCATTTGTGCTCGGCCGAGCTCGCCCGGACAACGGAGGGCGCGTCGGACGATAGCAAGAGGCTGCCTGTTGCAGCTCGTAGAATAATATCTCGACGCGCGACCGGCGGAGCGGCAACCAGCGCCAGCACGGCACTGGCCGGAACGCGATTGGCGCCAAACGAAAGCGTGGGTGGAGCAGACGAGAGCGCGAGACTGGCCGCCGCCGGCTTGACGGCACCGCTGACCTGAATTGCCGGTGCCGCACCGGCGACTGCCAACGTTCCAACTGCCGGCGTCCGAGACTGATTAAAGGTCTGAGCGGCAGTCGGAACATTGCCCGACAGCGCCAGATTGGCCGCCGTCGGTTGCTTGGCAAGCGCGATCAGTAGGCTCGGGGCAGCGCCAGATAGCGCCAGGGACGCGGCCGCAGGAGTCTGGAGAAGGCTCTGGGTAAGGCTTGGGACGTTCCCCGTTAGGGCCAGCGCACCGGCGTTTGGCGCAACCTGGAACGTCCGTAATAGGCTGGGCGCGGCACCGGTTAGCGTTAAGCTCCCGCTAGCCGGGATCGGCTGTAGATTACCTCCTAGAGTCGGTGCATTGGCCTGCAGGGTTAGAGCAGCTGCGGCCGGAATATCGATAACGGCCAAGGTCAGCGACGGCGCCGGCCCAGTAAGGGTCAGGCTCGCAGCCGCCGGGACCTTCGGGAAATCAATCCCGCCGACGGTCAATAACGGCCGCGGCGTAGCGAACGATTCGGCGAAAATCTTCGGCCGTAGCTCAGGCCGGCGATGATAAATCGGCGAGCGGAAAACGGTCGGAAGCGCGGCAATGCTACTTGGAGCAGCGCCCGAAAGAGTCAGACCGGCCGCCGCCGGAACGTCGAACAAACTCTGCCCGGCGAGGGACACTTGACCGGTCAGGGTCAGCGTCCCGGCGGCGGGCGAATCCCGCAGATCCTGAACCAGAACCGGCGGCGTAGTCGATAACGCGAGACTGGCGACCGCCGGAGTGTCGGCGACGTTGACGGTCGCACTTGGCGCAACGCCAGTCAGCGCCAGTCCGCCAGCGGCGGGCGAATCCCGGAGATCCTGGACCAAGATCGGCGCAATGCCGGTCAGGGCCAGAGATCCAGCCGCAGGAACTTCAAGCGCGCCAGCAACAGCAGAAGGCGCGGCGCTGCTCAGCGTCAGCGATGCTGCGGCGGGCGCGTCAAGAAACGCCGTTGAGACAATCGGCGCAGCACCCGCAAGCGCGAGATTCGCCGCCGCCGGGACTTTTAGGAAATCAACCGGGAAAGCCGGCAACAGGTTGACTACGTCGTCAACGCTGGCTTTTTGCGTTCCGGGTATTTTGTGATGGATCGGCCCGCGCAGAATGTAGTTCGGCGTACCGATGATTGCGCCCGGAGCACTTCCCGATAACGTCAGATTTCCCGCCGCCGGAATTTCCGGGAAATTAACCGCCGCTAAAGTCGATAACAGCAGATTCGGATAATCCGTCTGCTGCTTAGCCGTCCGCAGCCGCAGTTCCGGCAAGTCTTCGTTGGTGCTGTCGGCAGCATCAGGGATCGTACGAAACGCGGTGACGAATACCGCAAATTGCTGCGCGGTGCTCGACAGCGTCGGAGCGTAAACGGCGGTTGCGATGGCACCGCTTTGCTGGATAAAGCCGCCATTGACACGCGAGCCAGCCGCACCTCCGGTCGTCGCTTCATTCGGCGGCGTGCTCCAATTCGCCGCTTGTGTGAATGTCGCGCTGCCACCGGCAGTCGAGGTGCCACTCGAACACAGCGCGCCGATAAACAGATCGCCGGCATTGGCCGGCGTACCAGACGTTACAGTGATCGTTCCTGTCGTACCGGTCGCATTGGCGCGAGCCGCAGTGTCTTCAGGATTTGCGCCCTGCAGAATGCCGCTGAAATAACTGACCGAGATCGAGCACGACGACGCCGTTAAATTGCGCGTATAGGTAATAGTATTGCCGGAAACCAGTGCCTTCGAATTGAAGGCAAAGAAGACCATGCCGCGGCCATTCGCGGCCAGGCCGGCAAGGTTCGCCGCCTGCGATGCGTTCCAAGTATTGCTGGCGGTATCGGCCAGCGTCCCGCTGGTGCCGGACGTGGATTTCTCGGTAACAGCAACGACGATCAGCGAACCGGCAGGAATGCCGCCGGCCGGAACGGTGACGGCGAGCGTGGCGCCGCTGGCCCCGGTAGCGGTGCCGATATTGATTCGTGAGAACACGGGCGTTCACCCGTCAAAGAGAGGCCTGGGCAAACAGGATGCTTGTTGGCGGCGGCGGCGGCGGTTCACTAAACTGCGGCCAGCGGGGGGTGAAGGGCATGAGGGGCGGGCCAGCCGTCAAGGCGGCTCCAGTCACGACTCCATTGAGAGCATTGCCAGAAAAATCAGGCTCGGGTGATTGGATGCCGTCCAGCGGCCAATACCACTGAATTGACCGTGGACGAACGGTGAAAGGACGCGCGCCTTTTGCTAGAGCCACAATCTCGGCCACCGTGAGATTGGTGTTATAAATAACGGCGTCTGCCATTCTGCCGTTAATGTTAGCGTTACTAGTGCCTCCAATGCTGTTCTGAAAACCAATGCCCATCCTTGGCAGCGCCCCAGAATAGATTGCCGCAAAACTGCCCGCACCGCTGTTTGTTGTATCGACTTGCGAACCAGCAACGTAAATAGTAATGGCGGCATTGGTCGCCCCGCCATTCCAAACCATTGCAAGATGATGCCATAGCCCATCACCGGAAATTGCCGCCGCGTTCGAGGATCGACCTATATAAACTGTATTGATAGTTTGAATAATGCGCGCGTTAATAGTGCCGTCGGTTGCGCAAAAAAATTGCATCGCCGCGCTTGTTGAACCGATTACATGAGATAACCACACCGAAGTAATAGGGATCGTATTCAGCGACAACCAGGTCGCACAGGTGCAAGCCGTTTGGGGAAACTGAACAGCAGCAGTTAAAATGTTATCAGAGTTGGCTTGAATAAAGGACCGCGCCATCAGATCAACCCAAACCGTTTCATAATGGCGAAGCAGACCAGCTCGGCTTTCTGCTGGTTGGTGGCGCCAGAAACAGGCACGGGGATGACGGAGTTCAGCGCCTGGATGACGGTCTGGGCACCGTGACCAGCCGAGACCGCGGCGTTGAGCGTCAGATCGAAAGCGTTATCGATCTGTGCTATCGCAGCGTTCAGGTCATCGGTGGAATAAGTAGCGGTCATGCCTTGCCCGACAAACCATTTATTCGCCCAGAAGGCGGAAGTGTCATGGAGTTGTTGCGCGGTAAGAGTTGTCATTTGTTGCCCCTTATTCGTAGACCAAACTGAATTGCCAAACACTCGCTTGCGCGAGGGTCCAACCGGCGGTGTTGAAGGTCGCGAGGATGGTTGTGATTTGATTGGCCACGGGCGCGGTGGCGGTGAGGGTTATCTTGTTCTCGACAAGGATATCCGCGGTGGCCCAAGTCTGCGTTAGCGGGTTCGCACTCGCTTCAGTGGTGAGCGATGTAACGCCAATGTTGGCACCGGCGCTGGTGCTAGCGTCCTTAATCGTTAACTTGGCGTTGCCTGTGGTGGCGTTGGCCATCGCCAAGATGCGCAGCTTCAACACCCCACTGGGGATCACCTCCGGCATGTTGAACTGCAAGACCGCAGGCGCATCGGCAGTCAACGATGCAATGACCCCGATACCTTCTAATGCCGAGGCGGCATTAGTGTTGACCCCTGAAATATAATACGACGGATAGATCAAGCCTGACCCGCCGCCGAGGTAGATAGAACTGGGAAGAAGCGGGCCGCCGGCCATTTCGTTCTCCTGCTTATAGTGTTTCGTAAATGATATGCGCGCCGATCGCGGCCGCCGCAGTCGAGCCAGTAAACGAACTTAAGCTGAGTTCGCCGAGCGAAGCGGTATTGCCGAGAATGCCAAAGCGATCCTGGGTATTGGCATAATTCGCGCGGACAATTCCGCCGAACGCATTGAACGTGAAATTCTTCTTTGCGAGTGAAACCGAATTGGAACGAATCGGCTGCGTCGTAGCGGCAGCGACGAAACCAACTGCCGGCGCGGTCAGCACGCCGGCACCGGGATGCGTTGGGCCGTTGGAATTCGGCGTCGCAAGCGCGCTGCCGCCAACCGTTACAGTCGAGTCGCGACCGAGCAACATGATGAGCGGAGCGCTCGAGGCTGCTTGCCCGCCCATGTAGATTTCTTCAACGAAGTTCAACTGTGTGGCAGTGCCGCCCTGCAACACCATATAGGTCGCCGTGGTGAGGGAGGCGTTGTCAGCGGTTCCAGCACCCGGAGTGATTGTGCCGACGGCAAAAGCAAATGTAGACATTGCAGCCTTCCTTTCGCGTCCTTAGCGCGTGAGTTTATTGAAAATGTCCTGCACTCTCTTTAGCAATGGGACGCAGGAACCAGTTAGCTTTCGCATCAATGCGCAACGGTCGCACATGTAAGCATCATGTTCCATGCACCATTCGCGCTCGCGCGTCCGGCCCGGATTAAGGATGATATCGCTGCCGCAGCAATGACAGACCGAAATTGCCGACTCAAATACTTGCCCAGCACCAACCGCAGGAACATCTAATTTATTGGCCTGGACAAATTCCTGACTGATGCCTGGCGAATTGCGATGATCAATTAAAAGATAGGCCTCGTTGGAACGTTTCGTTCTCATTATCCAACACCAAATCCTGCCGGCGGCGGATTGAGAACGATCGGACCGCTATCCTTCGGATCCGATTGCCGCGACTTGATATCCACGGTAGGCGGATCTGAGCTCAACCTGACGCGCTTTCCGTCATCGCGTTGGATCACTTCCTCTGCCATGGTCAACCCGCGAGATTGAAGATGCCCGTCGCTGACGGCGTAATCGTCAACGTGTTGTTGATCGTCAAGTTGAACTGTGACGTTGACAACTGGCTGTAGCAAATCAACTTGCGGGCGATGGCCGATGCACCGGAGGCCCAGATCACCGCAAACTTGATATTGCTGATCGTGCCGCCGGTGCCAGTCCACACTGTCGCCGCGGCGTTGAAGCGCAATTGTCCGCCCGATGCGCCAGCGGTCCACGTCTTCGAAGCCAACGGCTTGCCGGATGACGAATAGCCGTTCGCCTCCGTCACCTCGCTGGTCACGCTCGAAATGATCGAGAGTGTCGCGGTCGCGGCGTTCGACGCCGACGTGTACAGGGCAATACGGAAGTTGCCCGTACCAAGGTTGATCGGGAACGCTTGCCCAAGGTTACGCTTGAATTTGTTGTAAAACGTCCAGGCGCCGACTGCCATTTAGGCCTCCTCTATTTCCAATTCCGCGCCAGTGCGGATCATGGTTGCGATAAGTCCGAGACCGTGCACGTTCAATTGAAACAACTCGCCACGTTCCTTTACGAGCTGAAGGAAGTCTTCCGCCTGCTTGGCCTGCCACACCGAGCAAACAAAACGTTGCGCGAGATCGTCGCGCCCCTTGGGGCGGCACCACACACTCATGGTTTTCTCGTTGTTGTTCTCTATCTGCTCATAGGCGTGATGCTCGCCATCGAGCCAGCATGAATCCAGGCCGAATATTTCAAGCCGCTGAAAGCCGAGCATCCGCATCAGCGATATGGCGCGCATCGAAACCGTGACGCCAATGGTTACCGGATTGTGCCGCTTGAAATAATATTTATCGAGCAACTTGATCTCATCGTCGCCGGCGCTCAACGCGTGCCAGATGGTAACGATGCGATCGCGGCACATCTCGAATGTCTTTGGATGACACTGCGAGGCCAACAGATAGTGACAATCATGCACCGGCGTTTCGATAAACCGCGCATTAAACTCGCGCGCGTCCATGACTACCGCGGCGACCGGGCGAATATTGTGATCGATGCACCATTGATAGGCGCCGTTGACGGTGAACACCTTACCGCCGGTCCGCCAGATCGTTTCAACGAGCTCCTTCTCGGTGCTCTTGAGCGATGGCCCGCCGGCAACCAAAATAGCGACATCAGGATTGGGATCGTAAGGCATCGCTTGCGGCAGGCCGCGTTTGATATTCTCCGCCACCTGCACCAGCAATTGCTCGTCGGTGACGTTGACCCGACAGTCCGGCGAGAATTCAATCTCGCGAACCTTCTTCGGATCAAACGGAATGACATGCGTCTGCGCCGCGTCATGCCGGCCGCGACTGCTCATTGTTGCACCACATAGAGCCCGGTCCCGCACAGATCGCGCGCCTCGATCAGATTGCCCAATGTCGCGATTCGATCGCGCCACCAGGCGAAATTCTGCACGGTCAGATGCAACGGCTTGCCGATGAACTTGCCGTACCCGTCGTCATGCAAAGCGATCTGCAGCCAAGTCGTCCGACAAGCATTGAATATGCGGTCCAGCGCAAGCATGGTGTATTCTGGCGGCAAGTGCTCCATGACATCGCAGCAAAAACCGTAATCCCAGCCCATCCTTCTATTGACGCCCCAATCGTCCCACAGCGCGGCTTGAACAAAGCGCCTCCTATCAATCTGCGGATCGAGTGCGGCATCGGTCAGGTCGAGCCATGAGACCCGAAAACCGAGATTGGCGAATTTCATGCCGGCGCAACCGGAGCCGCAACCAATGTCGATAAGCGTCGCCATCGCAATCGGCTCGAGCACTTCGATGAAGCGCTCGACGTTTTCCAGCCCAGGCGAGTAATTTTTATATTCTGGATAGCTCCAGATTTCCTCATACTTGAGTCTTTCCGGCGCCGTGCTGTCGCCGATGTGCAACATGGATTCAACTACCTTGCCCCAATAATCGTGGACCCAATCAGTATGATGACGAGCCCAACTATAAGAAATGTGGCAGCTTCTCCGTAAGCGATGCTCATTTAAACTCTCCGGCGAAATGCAAACGTGCCGATATCTTCCCGGCCAGCGCGGATTTCCATGTCGCTCTCGGCGATCAATTCAAAGCCGAAATTGTGCAGGACCGTAATCAATCCAGACCTCGTAAAATACCAAAAATGTTCGTCTTTCCTGAAATGCTTCGAACGCAACACATGCTCGACGTCGCGGAATATCGGCAACGATAGAAACAGCAGACGCCTCACCCCGCCCAGCAACAACCGAAAATCATGCATGTGCTCTAGCACGTCCCACATCGATAACGCCGGAACATCGCCGTCATAAGGATTGTACCAGAGATTCCGCTTTTTCAGCCACGCTACGCCCGCTGGATTTATGTCGAAACCAAATGTTGAACCTGGCCGCAAATCGTTTCGTTTCTCAATGAAAGCGCCAGAACCGATACCAACGTCGAGCAATGCACCGGAATAATGTTTGTCAACAAAGCTGACGCGTGCCCGCAGTAATTTTTGCCCAATCGGCTCCAGCGCCTGCCTGGCAAACCGGTCGAAATAAGCCTGATCGTAAGGCGATCCTATTACGGGGAAATAGCCGACGCCGAGTTCTGGAAACCACTGCAGCCTACTTGCGGCAACAATATCGTGCAACGTTGGCTTTCGAGAAAACGGCAAAATTGTTCCATCAGATCCGGAATCGTCTTCTCGCAGTTGTGGCGCATGTTCGTGCATTGGCAGAACTTTTCCGGTTTGGCGAAACCAATTCGCGTCAGATCCATGACCGGGTCGGTGACAACAGTCGGACCGTTGTGCGCGCCATGGCCGCCGAGGATCACAAAGGCCTTGATCTTGAGCGCAATGGCTGCAGGCACGATCCAGCCGACGCCGCCGACCACAATGTCGGCATGATGTAAAAGCGTCAGCAATTCCCGCACCGTCAGTTCGCCGCCGTGAAACTTATCGTGACAAGGCGGCTCGGGACCGACTAAGGGTTCACTTGCATCACAATCAGCCACTGAGACGACCCGATGCGTGGTCATAAACTGTTCGGCGATGGCGCTAATGTATTCCGGCTTCGGATTGCGCGCGCTGTTGAACCATTCATGACGCACGGTTACCGGGCGAATAACTGCAATCGGCCGGTCCGCAGCCACCGGACAGGGCAGACCCCAATCCGGCAGATCCCATTTTGACCAATCCGCCCGCACGCCAAAGGCCAATTGCAACGCACCGGGGATGTTCTGGTGCGGGAATGCACGGCCGCCATAATTAACGGTCTTGATTTGCGATGGATACAGCGCCGGCACGTTGCACCATCGCCCCCCGGGCTGGCGGGCGATGTTCTTGTTCTGCGTGCGCAGCGATTTCCGGCCGAGCACAAATTTCACGTTCAGATCGGCGTAGATTTCCGGCCACGGCGTTTCCAGGTAAAGCTCGTTCGTCTTGACCAACTCCTTGACGAATGCGCGAGCGTAGATGTTATCGCCGAGACCCCATTGGCCGCGGATGAGAAGCCTAGGCGGCGGCGAGGACACGGCCGAGCACCTCGGTCAAGGCAACGGTCGGCCAGAACTCATAGGCCGAGCCGGGCGTGCCATGACAGACTTCGATACCGCGAGCCTTCAACGGCTCGACCAACTGGATCAGATCTGTCCTATGCTTGGCCTCCCAGCCGGGCAGTGGCCGCCACGGCTGCGACCGATGGTGATGGGTCTTGCCATCTGGCCCGCTTTTGCCGTCGAGACCTAACAGCACAATTTTGACGGCCCCGAGCTTGACCGCCAATTCGATCGCCGCCGTCGCGGTGGTGAACTGGACGAACAAGGTATCGCGCGCATCATCGGTCGGACGGTTGCGCCGCGCCACACGCAACAGCTGCGGCGAACGCGACGATTGCGAGCAGCAGATTATGCGCCCCTTCCAGTCGACCAATTGCGAGCGGTAATTTTCATACCAGCGCGCATCGGCAAAGATTATGAAATCGGCGAACGGCACCGCCTGATAGGATGTATTGATCGCAATGATGCGCTGACCACGCAGCGCTTCCAAGTCGATCAATCCAACCGAAGGACCGCCGGCAACAATGAATGCCGTTTCGCCGGTCCATTCCGGCGGGATATCCCAATATTGCGCACTCACGCCGCGGCCGGGAACTTGTATGGTGCCAGGAGACGATCGACCGCGGGCGGCAATGCGCCCTGGCCGGCGCCGATGCCGGCTGCGGTTTGTTGATAGAAGATCGTCACGTCACCATGCGAAAGGCTGCGGATACTCGGATCGCCGCGCGCCTGCATGAAGCGCTGCTCTTTCATCAACAGCAGGCAAGCAAGCGCCAAGTCCGCCGGCGCGCCCGTAGGCAGGTCATAACCGCCGGTGTAAGTCACGGCGATGAGATTGTTGCCGTAACCGTAAGGATAGGGCGCGGACGTCCACGGCAGAAAGTCGCAACGCCGCCAAATGAAACCCTTGTCCAGATCGGCGTCGTAAAAATCCGGCGTCAATGACTGGCCATTCTGGACGATCGAAGAAATCGCAATGACTGGCGGGCGATCGAGATTGAGCACCTCGCCGTATTCGCCCGACCGCATGAAGAAGGTCTCGACCACGTCCTGCATGGCGAATACCCGGTCGCATTGATTGGCGATAATCTGCGATGCCGAAGTGATATGCGCCGCTATGTTCGCATCATTCTCAACGGACGAAGTCAATCCGAGAAACGCATTGGCCGCAGCGACCGTGGTCAAGTCGTAAACGCTTGCGGTTTGCTGCACCACAACGATGGAATGCATTTCAGTAACTCGCGTCTTTACCGGGCGGACCAACCGGACCAGGTGGCCCGCGCTCGCCATCCCTACCATCGCGGCCCTTGCGAACCCACAATTGCCAATCCTTGCCGTCGCCGGGCTTGCACTTCGGCGCATCGACCATCGCCATCCAGCTGGAGCCGCCGGAGGTCACGCTGTCCTCGAAGAAATACTCGCCGTCATGTTTCCATGGTCCGTGATGGCGGCTGCGAATCCGCCGCTTCAAAGTCTTGACCACGTTGCCCTTGGCATAACGCTCGATGACGCTGGTGCCATTATCGACCAATTCAAACGTCACATCGTCAAAGCCGAGGCCATCGGCGCCATCCTTGCCGGAGGCGCCATCCTTGCCGTCCACGCCATCGCGGCCGTCCTTGCCGTCACGGCCCGGCACTCCGGACAGGCCATCGCGGCCGATAATGCCTGGATCTCCCTTGTCGCCGCGATCGCCCTTGTCGCCTTTCTCGCCGTTTAGACCGCGCTCGCCTTTTTCGCCGCGCTCCGGCTGGCGCAGCTCCAACACGCCTATGCGGCTTTTGAGACCCGCAACTTCATCAAAGCATTTGGCCAATCGTTCATTGACAATGCTGGCGAGTTCTTTCGCCATGCTTTCCTCAAGCTGCACAGCCAAACTCCTTGCGCAAAGCCTCGAGCATTGCCTGCGGATTGAACGGCCGCTCGCTCGGCGCCGCGGCGGGAGGGCCACCGGGCGCCGGCGCTGCGGGCAAGGCCGGCGCGTTGCCGCGATTGGCCAATGCCTCGAGCGAGAACATCTGCTGCTGCGCCATCAGCACGTCACCGCCGGGCTCCGGCGGCAGGTCCAAAATCTCGCGCGCCTCGTTATGGGTCATGATGCCCTTATCGACCGCTGTGCTTAGCGTCGCAATCTGCGTCTGGCTGTCCATGCGGAACAGACCGGTGAGGTCAAATTCGGCATGATAGCCGGCGCCATCGAGTGCAAGACCTTCGGTGAGAATGAGTTCGATGTGCTCGATTAGGCTCTGCAAGCATTGTTTGTAATATTGCAGATCCAATAATTCGGCATTGTTGTAGTTCGGCGGGTCCTTGACGCCGACCATGAATGCCGGAATGCCGAATGCGGCGCAGATGCTTTCGTCGCTATGCTTGAGTTGCTCGATCAATTGGCTATCAACCGCATTCTGCTGCATCGCCTCGAATTTGAGGCCCGAGCCAAGCACGGCGACGCGGCCGGAATTACCTTGCGAATATTCCTCGGTCCAATGATTTTTCAATCGGTCCGCCGTCGCCTGCGGAATATCGCCCGGCGCCGTCAACACGCCGGACGGCCGCGCCGCATTGGTGAAAAAGCGCGCCGAGAATTCTTGCATCGACAATCCTGCCGAGGCGGCTTGCGAAGTCGAATAAAGCGGCGACATGCCGAACAGCGGATGAAACAGACAATTGATACGATCGTGCATGATCTCGCTGTCGGGCACCATCACCTTGTCCGCCGGCACGCCAGCCAGCGCATCCGCATTCAATTCATAGAACACCGAACCATCCGGCGCGACCAGGACGCGCACGCGATACGGATCGAGCACATATATCGCGGCCACGACATTGCGTGCATCGCGCTCCTTGAGAACGTAGGCATTGCCGGTGCGCAGCTTGGAAATAATCCAACTCTCGTAGAACTGGATGCGGGTCTGGTAACGATTCGGCTTGTTAAGGATCGGCGAGAATGCCGCCGCGGTGGTTTCCTTGGAGATGTCGCCGATATCCGTCATCAGCTTCAATCGCATCTTGGCGATATCAGCGGCCGGCATGGTCACGCAGCGATAGAGCGTCGCGTTCTGTAAGGGATTGCCGATGACCAGCGGACGGTTCTGTTGCCAGGCGCCGGCGAACGGCTCGCGAACAACCGGAAACCAGCCGCGGTCATAGAGCGAATTCGATGGCAGCGCCGGCATCTGCTTGCGCACCGTGACCTCGAACCCGAACAGCTTCATTCCTCGGCCACCATGTCGCGACGTTTATAGATTCGTTTCTTTTTCGGTTCCGTGCCGTCCAGATCTTCAGCCAGTTGCGCCGAAAGCAAGACATGGCGATGCACATCAACATCGCCATGCTCGTTGACGAGCTTGAAGACGTCACCCGCTGCAAGGTTACGGTTGTTGTACCGCAACGTCTTCAAGGCTCGCATCATCATCATCCGGTGACGGCTCCGGCATAGTTGGCGGCATTGATATAATAAACGCCCTTATCACGGCCGCGCGCCCAGGTGATGTATTGCTCGGCCCGCACGAACAGCAAGTTTTGCTGGAATGCGGAGACGAGATGCCAATCGGTCGAGGTCGGGTTGTCTTGCATCTCAACCGAGGCCTCATTCGACAGATCGATCTGGATGCCACCGTCATCGGCCAAAAGAACCGACGGCGGATGGATCGCCGTGATCTGCCCCGATGGCGAGTTGTTCGAGGTTATGACCTGCACACCGAGAATCGAGCCGCCCTGGCCGTTAACCTCGGGGAATTGGCGAACGCCGAGCGTCGTCATCATAGTACCGATCGAAGTCGCCAGCACCGGCTGCATAATCAGCACGAGGCCATCGGTCGGAATATTGTACTCCTGGAAGTGGAACAGAATCTCACGAATGTCGTGAATGACCGCCGTGATATCCGTGCCCGACGCCGCATCGTGATCGCAAGTGTTCGTTATCGATGCCGGATTCTGGCCAACGACAGCAGCCACCGACGGATCGATGAACTGGACATCAAGAAACTTGGCGATGCCCTTGGCCAAATTGTTACGCACCAACGTTTCGATCGACGGCGACGAGAACCGCACCAGCTCATCGGTGACGCCCATGATGCAGGCGGTCTTGGCGAAGCTGAGCGACACAAAGTCGAAGCTGCCGGCAGCGACCGGCTTGGACCGGCCTTCCCCAACCCACTGCGCGGTGATCACCGAGTTCTCGCGCGGCACCCGCGAGTTGAACGGCACCCGCGTCAGACCGGGAATGCGGCCCATGAAAGTTTGCGGCACCAAAAACTCGAAGAAGTCAGCGACTAAATTTGCCGGATACACCAGGGGACTGGCCCAAGTCGTCCCCGTCGTCGTGCCGGTCGCCACTGCGGCCTTGGTCCGCAAATGGTTTTCCACTTGCGGCCATTGTCCGCAGAATTGCCGCGCCACTGAGTAAACATCGCGATGGTATTTAATAGCATGCCCTTCGCAAGCCAGTGCCTTGATCAAGCCGAGGCCGTGCTCAAGCACTGGCGCCCTGACCTGGATGCTGCCCGGGCTGTGGATTTCCATGCTGCCGTCGCCGATGACTGGCTGCGCCCGCATGATCATTTCTTTCTCGATCGTTCGACAATCGGCTAATTCGCGGTCGATCGCCTTGATGGTTGCCGAATGCTCGTCGAACGCGGTCTGCTCGGCCTCATCTTTGGTACGATCCTCATCGGCAACCTTGGTTTGAATGGCATCGCGCGCAGCCGCTTCCGCCCCGCGTTTTGCCTCGAGATCCTTAATTCTTTCTGAGTTTGTCTTCGTAGCCATTGTCGTGGCTCCAAGCTTGATTGATCGGGATGCCAGGACGCTGGCGGGTTTTTCCTTCTTCTGGCTCGACGGAGCCGGCACGGTTTCGATCAGCTTGCAATCGCCGGACGCGGCGCGCAGCACCTGATCGATGGAACGGATAGCGGTGATGGTGGCTTCGGCATTGGCTGGGATGGTCACGGCGCTCAATTCGAGCCAGGACCATTCGTCGTATTGCAGGCCGCCGCCCTTGAGCAGCTTCACTTTGTCAGATGCGGCAGTGAAGCCAATGGACGCAAAACGAACTAGACCGGCCTTGAGCGATTGCCAGGCCTCGTCGAGACGATCCTTCAATCGGCCTGGTTCCGCCACGTTGGCGATCTTGGCGCGAAACGGAATGCCGGTCTCGCGTGCCTCGGCCCACACCACCTGGCCGATCGGCGATTTGCTGTCGTGTTGCCATAGCAACGGCATCGGCAAAGCGAACTTGGCACCGAGCGGATTCATGACATCGCCGAGACGATCAGCTGTGGGCGTTGACGCGATGCCCTCGATCACCCGCTGATCGTTATCGAACGATTTGATTTCGATCGTCGCGTAAGCATAGCCGGCCAGCGAGCCGGCCATCGGTTTCATGGGACAATCGCCGCGCGGGCAATCGGCTATCGCGCCGGCCTTCGCCTGCATCGGGCAATCGCCCATCATCGGACAGTCGGCCGCGGTCGGGCCGGCCTTCGCCGGTTTGTCGCGGTTGCGCCAAACGTCGAAGCACATTGCCGCCGCCTGGGCGCGGCCGTTCTCGGTATTGGGCACCGTCGCATCGCCAACAGCGCCGGCGATGCAGCGCGAGACAAAGTCTTGCTGAGTCTCGTTTTTGTGCGGATCAGGTAAGGGCATCTCGCCTCCTATCGCGCGGCCGCGACGGCGCTTTATCGACTTCCATGACGGCGTTGAGCAGACAAAGGCCCAGCAGCAGCGAACTGACGGCCATCACCGTGATGCCAATCAGCCAGGCGCGCTCGGCGATCGACAAGCTGTCAATCATTGCACCCGCTGGCGTCATCGGTGCAACGGCGGACCAAAAATTTGCCAGCCCAACAGCAAGAACAAAACGAACAGCAGGACCGTGTTGCCAGCAGCGGCATAGACACCGCCATAACCGAAGTGAACAAAGATTCCGAACACCAACCAGATCAGCATCAGAATCCAATAACAAAGCCCGAGCGTCATCTTGGTGAACTCCCTAGGCGAAAATCATCTGATATTCGGGCGCCGCCTTGACCTGCCACATCACGGTGGCGGCGTTGAACAACGCCATCACCGCGTCGATCTTGGCGTCACCCGCGTTTTGTTTGGTCGCTCGGATGGCGGTCGCGGTTGGCTCGATCTTGAGATTGCCGACACACCACGCCATCAACTCCGACCCATTGTGCCGCAACGTCCCGTTGAGCAGCTTGCGTTCGCAGGTCTTTATCGCGTTCATCAACGCATAACCCTGCGGCGCACCGACGATGTTCTTGGCTTCCGGCGTAACGCGGATCTCAGCAAGCGCATCGACGAATTCGCCAATGCCGGCGGGATCGACGGCGACGCTCGCCAATAGGCCACGGTCCTTAATATCCGCAACAATGGCGACGATCTCCGAAATGTCGGCCAGTTCATCGTCGACAATCGTTAATTCTCCACGCGCGGCGAAATCCTCGAGCCTCGATGCGATTGTCTGCCGCCGTTGCAGCACACCACGATGGCACCAGGCGTGCGACCAGCACAGCCAATCCTTGGTTTCCTTGCCGCGGCCGAGCATGACCACGCCGAACAGATCGTCCAACCCGCCGCCGTCTATGCCGACGACAACCGTTTCGGACTGATCGAGCAACCGCTCGAGGTCGAGCTCAGGATCGGTCGCTTTCTGCCAGAACTCGGCGCCGGCCCAATGATCCGAGCGCAGCGATAGCCCGATCTCGACATTGAAATGCTGCGAGGCAAATAGCGCGAGATCGCCGCGGCCCTTGCGATCGGCATCGATCAACGAGCTGCGCAAGAACTCGGCATCGACCGACCGGCCCAAATTCGGATTGACCAGCGGCCAATTCTTCTCATCGCGCCAGTCGCGGCCAGGCGGCAATTCGTAAAGCACCGGCAACAACGGCTTCGGCAATTTAAGCTTGCCATCGCGCACATCGCGCGCCCGCTGCAGCTCGGACTTGAAAACGCCAGCCGGCGGTGCCTTCGACTGCGTCGTGATCTGCATCAGAAAGCCGTCCGGCCGCGACGCCAAGGCTCCGCGCATCTCCAAAAACAAATCCGAGGCATGCATCTTCTGCGAAAACAGATGGGTCTCGTCGATCAACGTCCCGACCGGCTTGCCGCCGGTGATCACATCGGCATCGGCCGCCTTGATCTGCAAGAACGCATCGGTCTCGCGATGCGTGATGCGCCGAATATTGTCCTGCACATGAAACAGATCACGCAGCGTAGGATCTAGTTTTATAATTCCACGAGCTTGGCGAAAACTAATTCCCGCAACCTCGATGGTCGGCGCCAAGAAATTAAACTCGGCGCCCGGCCGCTCGTTGACCAAGATCGCCGTGACCATGATCGCGGCAGCGCTGGTCGACTTCGAATTCTTCTTCGGCACCAACAGAAAGAATTCTTGTATCCGCCGCACATGTGCAACCGGATCATAGGAACCGAATACCGCCTCAACGATGCGGAACAGCCATTCGCCGGAAATATCGCCAAATGTCGGATTGGCGATAACATCGGGAAACCGCAGCCGCTTGAATACCCGCAGCCCGCGCGCCGCCTCATCCGCATAGAGCGGCAACTTGGGAACCAATGGCTTACCGGCTAATAACCGCACTTCCCAATCGGTTAGCGAGGTGTCCCATTTGGTCAATCTGACTGCCCGTTCGAACTCGTCCGCAGATCATTGCCCCACGCGACCGAGCCGCCAGTGACCGCCCGCCTCGCCGCCTTCTCAGTCTGCTGCTTCTTCGAGACCCGCCGACCCTCGACCCGATGATGACAATACGGCAGCGCCGCGAGCGCCAAGCGATCGCGCCGGCTCGGCGTCGCCTCCGCATCGTTGATCACTTCCAGCAAGTAGGCGAGTGGGTCTAGTTTCTCTTTATGCTGCACGGCCTCGTCGTCCCTTTCGCATATTGCAGCGGTGATGAGCACATTGGCAATTTGCCTCGGTATGCTCGCCGCCGTCCGCAACCGGAATGATGTGATCCAAACTCGCGCTAAACGGATGCGGCCATTTCAGCGCGCGATCAATAGCAAGACCACAGATCCCACAATTCCATTCATCGCGTTCGAATATTTCCTTAGCCGAAAACTTGTCGACCTTTCGCGTCGCGACAACGGCACGGCGCTTGTACAGATAGAACCGATGGCGGTCAGCCTTGGTCTCAAACTTCTGTCTCTTCTTGGCAGATGCCGCTGATCCTTTGGCTGCCCATATTTTCAACTCTGGCAAGCAAGCCTTGCTGCAATATGCAGCCTTGGCTTGGTACGTCCTGAACGTTTTTCCACATTTAACACATGTATGATTCTTGAAATAAGACTTGCGAGCGCAATTCAGCGAGCAAAAACGGGCGACAGGTCCACGCTGCCTCCTCTCAAAATTGTTGCCACAAGTGTTGCACTGTAAGATCATGCAATTCCATAAAAGATATGTGAATGAGCGGCCATGCGGTCATAGCGATTTTGGATTGATAGTTCGCAACCACCCCCCGGATGGCGTACGCGCGTTTGTATTGCTTCAACCATCCATCGACCGCGACATCAGCGACGCTTGGCGCGTTCGTGCATCGTCTTGGTCGTATGGCATGAGCCACACAGGCATTGACCATTGCTGAGGTCGTGCGGCTGACCACCATCGCTTAGCTCGATGATGTGGTCGGCAAACATGCGACCATCCTTCCTGCCACAGCGCTCGCATTGCCAACCTGCACGCGTGCGCACGGCGCTCGACCAAGCAACGTGCTCATCGGTTGCATAGATCTCCGCGCGTTCTTTCGGCGGAAGCGCAACGGTCCGATAGGCCAACTTCGGGATGGGTGGTTTGATTAGTCTCAAGCCATTGCTCGTCGGCGACGCTTGGCGTTGCCGCGTTCTATCTTGCGGATTGTGCGGTTGCGATCTTTGATAATCGCCGGATTAGTCAAGTCGCTGCAGGGCTTAGAGCCGCTTGCAATCCAGTATTCGGGGCTGGAAATGAGGTCGTGGACGGAATTCCACTCATCCAACGAAGAAGGGCATTTTGGCGGACATTCGTGACAAGGGTCAAGCAATAATTTGTTGATCTCCGGTTCGAACGTATGTCCGATGGTATCGGCGACACCGTCGATCTTGCGCCGCAGCGTTCGTTCCGAACATGAAAACCGTTTCGACAACTGCCAATATTCGTAGCCTGTTGCCCAGGCCATCACGATCCTAACGGCATGGCCGCCTTGCGGTATCTCGCGGTCGTACCAGGATAGCCAACCGAGCACCTCGAGATAAACCGAGCAGTCGAACGGTGTGGGAAAGAACCGCAGGCGCGCCGGCGTCCAGCCGTAGGCTTCCGCGGCATCGCGCACGACCGAAATGTTCGGCGTCACGTAGCGCAGATAGCGCTGATCGGGATCGGGCAGGGCGGCGAGGGTGAGGATCGCGCGTCGGAGGGCTTCGCGGGTCACGACGGCCAGATCGTTCATGCGACGCTTCCTATTCTGCGGCCACCATAGCATGACGCGCTGTTATGC